GAAGTCTAAGGCATTTTTATACTTCTGAATAACATAATCAGATAGAAGCTCGCTAGGATCTGTTTTAGATCTAGCGAGTTTCTTCTTAAGGTCGTGTAATCCAACCATGCCATAACCAGACAAGTCGTTATGTTTGTCTACTTCTTTTATGTTGTCAAAATTATGCTCGTACCGATCTTGTCCCAAAAAGTCATAAATGCTATTGAGGGTTTCTTTTGGCGATTCTGTCAAATCGTTCATCCAAACAACATGAACTCTTTCGCGATGATTGTGTAATAAATTGGCTACGGATAAAATACACCTGTCTATTTCTCCATTAGCAATCATCATGTTGTCTATAATGGCATCATCTTGATCTCTGTAATGCGAAACCCACAAGTCCTTGTTGAAGAAAGGCAGAATGTTTTTTTCTTCTTGTGTTTGCTTTGCGATTTTTAGAAAAGAAGCTAGTACCTCAAGAATTGGGCGCATAGTCAGGATTACTTTGCCATTTGCGTTGAGGTAAGGACTTAAGTGATCCCAGTTATAGGGCGTACCCCAACCCCTGTTTTTGTCTATAACAATCGGCTTTTGTATAGGGGAATAAAAATTGTCAGCGAGGTTTCTCATAACTGAGTCATAGCTAGAAAACAAAAGATCGGCACGATAGCTTTCTAAATTAGGTATCTCGGATTCTAGTTTGTACAATAATCCCAGTAAATCAGTTTGCGGACTCGCATAAATCGTAGGATTTTGATTGAGGATAGCCGAAAGTACAGTACTACCAGATCTTGGTAGCCCAGCCATAAAGTGATAAGTTTTTGTCATAAACAAACCCTAGCTGCTGGCACTCAAAAACCCAAGTCATTTGCCCATGTATAATTGAAAAATGGCTGACGAAACTAATAGCGTCCGCATCACGCAAGGCATGATCTACGCTAAGCAACTGGAAATGAACGAGGTTCAAATCCGTATGCTGGAAAAGTTAGACCACCTAGACGATGTTCCTGACCGTATCCGCGAGGTAGAAATTACGCTTGCGCGATTGGCTTGGATTGAGAAGATCGCGTACGCTGCGCTTTCGGGGGCTGTAATTGCGCTTATTGGCTTACTAATAAACATGATTGGAAACTAAAATGGCAAAACCACAGATGCCCTTAGATGGCAAGTTTGGCAAGGCTTGGAAAGTGACCAGTCCTTTTGGCTGGCGTATTCACCCTATTGAAAAATACAAGAAGCATCACAACGGCGTGGATCTTTGGGGTCCAGCCAAGAAGATCTACAACGAAGCGTGGCACGATGGCAAGGTTATCGCTGCGGGAACTTCCGCGCTAAAGAATCCAGACGGCTCGCTTGGTGGTGTCGGCTGGTATGTGGACATTCGTTCAATTATTGACGGCAAGCCATTTGTCACTCGCTACGCTCACATGGTCGAGAACAGCCTAAAGGTTGTCAAGGGTCAGAAGGTTGAGGCTGGCACAATCCTTGGAGTAATGGGCAACACAGGCGCTTCTGCTGGCAGACACTTACACTTCGAGATCTGTAAAGGTCGCGTTCATCGCTGGACTTCTAACGGATCGGGTTTCGTAGATCCTCTAAAGTTCGTCAAGAATGTTATTGAAAAGTGGGAACTAGCTGCCTCAATCCCACAGGCAACACCAGAAGACGCTGAGGTCGCACCAGCACCAATTCACGAACCAATCCCTACGAAGAAAACACCCATAACAAAACCAGAAATAAGAAAGAAATAATCATGTGGTTAGACATCGCTCGTAGGACATTTGCAGTAATCATTCTCAAAGTCACAGGTATCTTTGTCGGTGGCTCAGTTATCGGTCTAGAGGTTCTTCAGGCGCTTGCTATGGCAGCGTTCGCGGGAACCATAGATGTGGCGCAGGAACTTTCTCGCTCATACTTAGCTGATGGCAGAATTGACGCTGACGAAATCAACAAGTCTTTTGGCAAGATCGCCGAGAAAGACCCCAAGAAACCCTAAGTAGTTTGCGCTCGCTGGTTAAGTGCTAATCGAGCTTCGCGTCTTTCGCGCGGATTAGTTCCACCCCAAATTCCATAATCTTCTTGTGCCGAGATCGCGTAATCTCGGCATAAGTTTTTTATGGGGCATTCCTCACAGAGCATTTTGGCTAGTCGTTCCGACAGCATCTTTGACTTCTGGACATAGTAATCTTCAGGGAAGAAGAAGTCCGAATTATCTCGGCAAGCTAAACTTTCGCCACGATCTTCAAGCTCGGCTTGGGCGTGGCTAAACTCCGTGAATGCTCTATCTCTATTCATTCCCACAACTCTATAAGTATTTTTACGGAAATAGCATAAAATGTCGGTGGGTCGCGCTAAGGTTCTTTTGTAGGCAAAATAAAAGCGGGTGGATTTTCAAGGTCCACCCGCAGTCAAAAGAAAGGACAAGGAACTCTTGACTACTGAAAGCATAGCAGAAATACAAGCTAAGTCCACAGCGACATGGCTAGGGTCATTCACCCCTGACAATCCAGAATGGCACGAACTTAGGTCTAACCGTATTGGGGGATCAGAGGTTGGCGCTATTGTCGGCGCTAGTAAGTACGAGAGCGCCTATTCCCTTTGGGCTAAGAAGCTAGGTCTAATCTCTGATGAGGTTTCCGACAACGAGTTTATGTATTGGGGACGCGCACTAGAACCAGTTGTAATAGATAGGTTCGAGCGAGACCACCCAGAACTCGCATTGCTACGCGATGTCGGGACTTGGGTTCACCGCGAGCGCGACTATCACTTAGCCAATCCAGATGCGATTTACCAAAAGCCCGACGGCTCGTATGGAGTATTAGAAATAAAAACTGCGCGATACCCTGACGATTGGCAAGACGGAGTCCCTCAGTACTACATGACCCAAGTTCAATGGTACTTATCTTGCTTTGGTTTCAACGAGGCTTATGTGGCAGTTCTTTTTGCGGGATCGGAATACCGAGAGTTCTTTATTCGCGCCGAACCGATGTGGCAAGAATCCGATCTTGAGCGCGTTCAGAACTTTAGAGAATGCTTACGGCTAGAACAGAAGCCAGCTTGGGACGGCGCTGAAGCAACAGTTATGGCGGTTCGCCAGCAACATCAAGACATAGATCCTAAGTCGCAAGTTGAGCTAGGCGAGCTAGGTTTACATTACAGTTCTTCTCTTGACGATCTAGAAACCGCAAAATCTAAAGTGAACGAATTACAGGCTAGAGTTCTTGATGCTATGGGATCGGCAAAGACAGGCATAATCTACGACACGCCAGCTTTTATTAGGTCTTCACGCAAAGGTGGAACACCTTACCTAACCAGAAAGAGAGGCGCATAATGTTTGACGAGTCAGAAGTCAGGGAAATGTACGCAACTATTTACGATGACGAACCCAATGTTGGTGATTGGGTAATCGTAAAACACAACTACACCGAAACCATAATTACTGGCGAAGTATGCGGTCTAAAGCACACCAAGCCACAAAGAGGCTGGCATACTGACGCAGACTTTGAGTTTGTTGTCTATTCAGGCTTCAAGATGAAACTAGCTAACATCAAAGGTTGGCTAGACGGTGATGATTGGGAGATCCTAAGCACGATGCCCGACTTTGAGAATAAAAAACTAACAAAGAGAAATAGAGAGGAAAACTAAAATGGCACAGTTCAATTTAGAAGATTATGAAACCGTAGCAAGTAGAATAACCAAACTGTATGAGGCTTATCCTGATGCGCGTATCCAAACAGATAACCTTACGACTGCTTATGACCGAGAGCGGGGGACTTGGGTAGTACGAGCTGTTATCTACCTGAGCGCCGATGAGCAAGAACGCGAACTGCCGAAGTCAAACGGACTGGCTTTTGAGATTGACGGCGCGGGTATGGCTAATAAAACATCAGCACTAGAGAACTGCGAAACCAGCGCCATCGGTAGAGCGTTAGCCAATATGGGTCTATCGGGTGATCAGAGAGCCAGCCGAGAAGAAATGGCAAAGGTTCAGCGCGGTGTCGAGCCGAGTCGTGACTGGATCGCCGAAGCGCAAGCAATAATGAACACTAAAGAGCTTAGGGATCTTTACAACAAAGCGCGTCAGGCTGGCGCAGGGCAACACATTCTAGCGCAGATTACCGATTACGCGAAAGCACTAGAAGAAACTACTAAAGAATAGTAAAGTAAGGCTTGCGGGGTAGGGTGGCTACGGACTTTACCCCGCTACTAAAAATAAGAGAGATAGCATGAGCGAGATTGTAACCCCTGATCAAATAATCAAAGCGCTGACTGAGATCCGAGCTGAAGCTGAAAAGGGAATAGAAGCGCAATACCGCGCTGAAGTTGAGCTTAGTCAAAAGCAACTCGAAGTAGATCGGTTAGAGTCGGCAGCTTTCTTACGCATCAACGGACTGGTCGCAGATCGTCAAGCATTAGCAAAGTTGGAAAGCTCTGAAGCGCGATTAGAAGCCGATCTTGCCAAAGCTAAGTTCAATCGTGTCAAGACTAAACTTCAACAGCTCAATCAGGCGCAGAGCGCTTTACAAACGCAAGCCAGAATGGTCGAGATTACTTATTCGCAAGCTGGGCTGGGGCGATGAAACCAAATGAATTCAAGAAGTTTGAAGCTCGCGATCCTTATTGTCCTCATTGTGGTATTGGTGTGCCTTACCTAGTGCCTCACCACAGAAAGAATCGGGGCATGGGCGGATCTAAGTTGCGCGACAATCCAGCTAACATTCTTTTGGTCTGCGCTTTATTGAACGGCGCGATGGAACAGCAAAGTCAAGTCGCGGAAGATGCTAGACGCTTTGGTTGGAAATTAGAATCATGGCAAGATCCAGCAATCGTGCCAGTTTATGATGCGATGACAGGCTTCACATACCGATTGAAAGACGATTACTCAAAAGAACCAATCTAGAAAGGACAAGAATTGCCAATTATCCGAGGCTCGCATGACTTCGACGAAAGCTTTACGCGATTACCTAACCGCTGGTTGCGCGATGAGCGCCTAAGCCTTAAGGCGATTGGGTTGATGGCTCAACTTCACTCGCACTCGGTTGGCTGGCGTCTAAGCATTAGATCTTTGGCTGAGGCTAACCAATGTGGACTAGATCTAATTCGTAGCGCCATCAGCGAGCTAGAGTCTGCTGGATACTTACGCAGGGACCAAGCGCGTGGCGAAAACAATCAGTTTGCGGAAAGCATTTGGACTACCGTTGATCCGTCATCGGGTTATCCGTCATCGGATTATCCGTCATCGGGAAATCCTACCCCTAAGAAGAACAATATTAAGAAGACCAAAGAAAAGAAACATATACCTGAATTGACTAGATTTGAAGAGTTCTGGGAAAGTTATCCGCGTAGGGTGGGCAAAACTAGCGCTCTAAGGGCTTATACGGCTGCTAGAGGTCGCTACGAAGGTTCTACTGGGGACTTTGAGGCTATGGTGGTTTCAGGGGCTATACGGCTCTCACAGGACCGCAACTTGCCAGCGCTTCAGTATGTCCCTTACCCGACTACTTGGCTGAACCGAGATGGCTGGAATGACGATCCTTACCCAGAGCGCCAGCTAACTCAGGATGAGATCGCGGAGCGCCAGCGTCAAGCAAGCGTAGCTAAAAGCCAGCGGGATCGTGAAAACACCCAGAAAATCCTTGCCGAATCAGAGAAGCGAGCCCAGCCAATTCCTCTTTGCGAGCATGGCGAGAAACTGGTCTACTGTAAAAAGTGCCTAAAGAAAGAGCTAAAGAGTACGAATAATGGCTAGAATGAAAGAATGGAATCTAAGCGGTTATGTGCGCGGTGCGGTATTGACCGCGAGCTACCTGCGAAGAAAACTAAAAATGAGGCTTGTCGCGGTTGTCGTGTCAAGGTCGAACATGTTATCCGCTATCCGAATGGCGAGACTTGCTTGGCGTGGCGCGGAGATTTTGACCGCGATGACAATCCAGTTCATAATGGGAAAGTTTTTATGGCTGGAAAACGGAGATGCGGTCATCGGGACTGTATCAATCCAGAACACATCGAATAAGAGAGGCAAACACCTTGGCAAAAGTAATTATAGAAAACGCAACAGTAGAGAATCTACTAGGGCAAAAGGGCTACACCGTAAGCGTGAGTTCTAAAGACGCAAGCGGTTCTGAAAAGAAGATTTACTACAAAATCTGGTCAAGCAATCTTCCGCTTCAGGGCGCAAAGCTAGACAAGATCACAGGAGACCTGAGCGTGCGACTAGAGGAATACACCGACAAGAATGGTCAGCCTAAGCAGGTAGCAGCCATTCATGTAAACAATCCAGAGCTACAAGAAACAAACGCGCCTTTCTAATGGATACCTTTGTGGTTCTGGGATTACCAGTCCCACAAGGATCTATGCGCCATGTCGGCGGTGGGCGGATTGTTAGCAAGTCCCCAAAACTAAAAGAGTGGCGAACCAAGATCGCTCAGGTAGTCAGGGAACAAGTTGGCGAACCCGCTCACCGCGAACCTGTATCTGTCACAGTAATCTTCACCTTCAACCGACCTAAAACTGTGACCCGCGAAATGCCAACAGTCCCACCCGATCTAGACAAGCTTCAGAGAGCAATCGGGGACGCGCTCAGCATTGACTGTAAATACCTAATTGACGATGCGCAAATTGTCGAATGGCATGCTCAAAAAGCCTACGGAACTCCCGCTGGAGTCATAATCCAAGTCCAGAAGCTCTAACTGACTCGCTTCTTTCCGTTATCAAATCGTTATACAAAACGCGCTCAAAAGTAGCTAAACAGGGCTAAACCGCGCTATACTTGTTCTATTAGCTAAAAGTTAGCTAAAGGAAAGGACAAGAAATGACAGGCTTCGAGAAACTAACCGAAGAAATGTTAGTCAAGTTCATCGAAAAGAACGAAGACTCCCCGCTTATTGAAGATCTAGTTCAGGACGCTAAAGATGAGCTGTGGCAGCGCAAGATTGAGAAGATCGCTACCGAGCGCCTAGAAAGTCCGAGGCTCTAATGTACGAAGAAGACGGCACAATACTGCGACTGACGCGGTTGCTCAGATTACGCGACACCCTCATTGAAACAATCCAATACGGACTCAAAGAAGCAGATAGAACTGCCGACCTAGATCTAGTTCGTGAATTAGAACTAAAGGTTGAGGAATGCGGATTAGTCAGCAGGGAAATCGCCGAGATCATGAATGAAAATTATCCACCAACAGCACCAAGAAAGTAAGAGAGAATGAACGAACTGCTAACCCCTAAAGAAGTTGCTGAAGCGCTTAGTGTTCAGCTTCCTACGGTATACCGATACATAACCAACGGAGATCTAGTTGCGAAACGCGTAGGACCAAAGCTACTAAGAATCCAAAAGTCAGAGTTAGATAGATTCATGAAAGGACAAGCATCATGAGATTCAATTACAACGAAATCAAAAATGCCATTCTAGAAGAATGGGAAGAACTAGCCGAGAGCGCATATCCAGAAGACCGACTAGGGGAAATGGCTGAAGGCTTTGCCCCGATCTATTACGCCGACATTATCAAGGACTGGGCTGAGATGCCTAGCGAATACACCGATAACTGGAAAGAACAGTATGGCGGGATTCTTCCTGAAGAAGTTGGGATTACTGCGCTAATGACCAGCGATGTTCACGAGTATTATCGCGACACCACTACCCAGATCTATCACGACATACTAAAAGAGAAAGAAGATAACTAATGACGATACACGAGGTTTGCGGTTATTGTGGGCTGCGAGTTCTAGAGTGTATCGAATTAGGTAAATGTAAACAACGAAAGGACAAAACTAATGGCAACTAAGGTAAAAGAACTAATTGAGATTCTACAAAAATACGCAGACCCAGATGAGTATGTCATTTGGAATTACTACACTCGCGCGGACTTTGATTATGACGATAACCAGCCAGCGCTAACGAATGACGAGTTCGCAGAAATAGCTGATGGGGTTACTAAGTGGGACATTTGGGAAGGTGTGCCAGACCTAATCTCGGATGAGATCTATTCATACCAAAATAAGAAAGGACAAGAATAATGCCACACGCAAGAACAACAGATCCAGAAACCAGCCACGAGGCTGCGATGTCAGTCACAAACATTACCCCGCTGAAGCAAGAGATCCTTCAGAGGCTAATGACCCCAATGACAGATACCGATCTATACCAGCTACTAACAACTAGCTCACGACTAATCGTGACAGAGTCTGGGGTCAGATCTAGACGCGCTGAGTTAGTTCAGGCTGGCTTAGTTAGAGATACTGGCGAAAGGGTCAAGTTAGCAACTGGACGCAGGGCAATAGTTTGGGGAACCTCAATTGTGTAGCTTCGAGGATCTAGTAGACGATGGCGCACCGACAGGGTGCTGCGACCCAGAATACGCGCGTGGCTTTAGATACGGTCAGGAATACGGAATAGAGATAGAACGCGAAAGAATCATTGAACTAATAAAAGGAGAAGAAGAATGAGCGAGCCAATACAAATAATTGTCGGCGCAAACCAGCCAAGAGAGATCTGGGAAAGGATAAACAAAGACCCAGAAAGCATAGCGAGATTCGATCGGCTTATGAAAATCTTTGGTCTATCAGAGGCAGAAATCCAAATAATCAAATGGGAGCAAGAATGAGCGACCTTCAAGACATCATCGCAACAAGCGCGGTCCGAGCTTTCAATTCAGGTATCGCGCACGAACGGCAAGAAATAATCAAATCACTTCAGGGCTACTTGGCACTAACGCAAGAGCCAGATCTAGCTGGCGAAGTAGAAGTGAACGAAGAATGGGATCGCGGGTTTCAGGCAGCAATCTCAGTAGTCGCTAACACATACAACCAAAGATCTAGAAGATGACCAAGGTGCTTGGCTGGTGCATCACAGGACACCACGATGAGTGCTGGATTGTCACACCGCAGATAACTTGCGATTGTGAGTGTCACGAAAGACAGGAAACTAGAAATGGAGAGTGAATACACAAAGGGTTTCAAGGCTGGCAAGGATCGCGCCAGAAAAGAAATCATTGACCTAATCGAACTACACATAAACTCAAATGTCGAACTAAGCGACCAAGAGATTGTGCGAGAGATTGAACACCTACAAAAGATAGACAAGGAGAATGGGGTATGACTAAGGTTTGTAAGCTGCCCGACTGCGGAAAGCGACATCACGGTAAGGGATACTGCGAGATGCACTATAACCAGTTTCGCCTAACTCAAGCACCAAGTTGTATAGCTACCAATTGCGATAAGCCAGCAAGAGCAAGGCAACTATGTCATGCTCATTACTCAGCTTGGCTTACAGCAACTAACGACAAGAATGTTATTGACTATGACGATTTTTGGGAGTTCGTCAAGAAAGAACTAAAGATCGGAGAGCGCGATGTGGCGTAAGAAAGCCGAGGAAGCTTGGGTAGAGGGATACTCGCGAGGTTATGCGAAAGGTAGCCGAGAGATGAGCCAGTTTGTCAGGGAAATGATTATCAAGAATCTACTGGCTGACGCGGTAATTATCACTAATGCCGAGGTTCGATTCGTAGAGCGCGTAGTCAAGATAATCGAGGAATCATGAAGCTCTGCCCAGTCTGCGAGAAATGGCGCGAATCTAGCTATAAAAATACATCAGTCGCAATCTGTGGCAAATGCTTCAAAGTAGTAGATAATGAAAGAGCAACAATAACTAAGAGAGTTGGTGCTAATTGAGTCAAGAAGAAGTAAAGCTCACGATCCCAGAAATACGCGAGATGAGTGAAACTGGTGGCAGATTAGAGGGTCATTGGGCAATCGAAGTAAATGTGCCTACTGGGATTGACCCTTTTAGCGGTAAGAAGTTATGGCTGGACGCGCTCAACACGCTGACAGAGTCTTGTGGCGTAAAGATAACTACGGTAAGGTTCAATCTAAGCGCGAATGTTGCTGGATACGAGTTCGGAATGAGAGAAGAATGAACGCAGAAACTATTTTGGGGGTAATCCTAGTAGCGATTGGCGCAGTAATCCTTTACTTCAGCGCTATTGGTATTGCCTTTATGTGGATACTCAAGCAAGCTCAGAGAATGATGATCAAGGACATAGACAACGATGTTAGAAAACCTTGAGCCTAGTTCTAACTTACGAAGCTGTAAGGTGCGAACAATCATTGAAAGCCTAGAGGCTAAAGATCGCGCCATACTTGAAAAGGCTTTGACCGATGATAGATGGACTCCCCATTCTTTATCAACAGCACTAGCGCAACGCGGAATAGCATTAGCAGATAAGTTGATACGCAAGCACCAAGTTGAACGATGCTCATGCCAACAGTTAGGTAAGTAATGCTAGACAACTTAGAACCAGCACCAAAACCCGAACCAACCCCATTCGGCAGACCCGCAGTTGAGTTTGACGGCAACGAAGGTGTAGCCACGACTAACGGACTACCAACTGGCGCAGACTTCAAGGAGTTCTTAGTTGAGGCTGGCTACGATCCTGAACAATACGAAGTTATCGGCAACCCACGCACCAGTCGTTGGCAGAGATACGATGGCGAATGGCTAACCTCATACCGATTCCACTTTCGACTAAAGCAGGGTGGCGAGTCGCTAGAACTTCTGTGGTCGCGCGCTAAGAAGTATCAGCCAACTAAAAAAGAAACTAACAAATCCACCATCGTAGTTCTGTGGTCAGATACCCAGACAGGCAAGACAGGCTCACGCGGTAATACTACGGATCTAATCGAACGGATTAGCCAGAAGCAAATAGAGCTAGAACTGTTCCTAAAGAAGCACAAGCCAGAACACGCAGTCTTCCTGAATGTGGGCGATTCGATTGAAGGCTTCGAGAACACAGGTAGTCAGAGCTTCACGAACGATCTATCTATCATGGAGCAGGTTGATTTAGAGGCAACCTTTCAATGGGAAACCCTGAAGCTATTAGCCAAGCACACTAACCAAGTCACAGCAGCAGCGGTTGGCTCTAACCATTGCGCTTGGCGCAGAGGCAAGGATAAGTTAGGCAACCCGCTTGATGATTGGGGTATCCATATCCAACGCCAGCTTGCCCGACTAGCGCAGGAAACTAACCAACCAATCAAGTTCTACGAACCACAGACTTACGACGAGAGCTTGGCTCTACCGATCTATGACGAGATAATTGGGCTGGCTCACGGACATCAAGCTAACAGACCTGAACAGATTCCTAACTGGTGGCGCGGTCAGTCGCACGGCGAGCAAGCGGTAGCCGAAGCAACGATCCTAAACACAGGGCACTATCACCATTTACGCATAACCGAAACTGGCAGGAAGAACGGAAGATCCCGCTGGTGGGTTCAAGCTCCAACTCTAGACAATGGCTCGGACTGGTATCGTCAAAGGTCAGGAGATGACAGCGATGCTGGGCTGGCAGTTTACCTGCTGTATCCAGACAAACCCTTTAGCGGGACAGTTTACAAACTATAATCAAACAAAAGAGAGAAGGACAATAGATGTTAGTGTTTGATTTTTTTGCTGGCACAGGCTCATCAACTAAAGCATTCGCGGGGGGGGGGCATAGAGTGATTACTTTCGAGTATGACGCAAGCTTCAACTGTACAGAAACTATTGACATCATGGACTTAGACGCTACCGAATTACTAAAGAAGTACGGAAAGCCTGACTTCATTTGGGCTTCGCCACCTTGTACTGCTTTCTCGGTTGCTTCTATCGGTCATCATTGGACTGGCGGTAAAGGCGCGTATGTGCCAAAGACAGAAGCAGCCAGATACAACCAGCTTTTAGTAGCCAAAACAATCCAGCTAATCCAAGAACTAAATCCAACCTATGGCTACTTGATAGAAAACCCAAGAGGAATACTCCGCAAACTGCCAGTAGTGAAAGACTTGCCGAGAACAACTATTACCTATTGCCGATACGGTGATACTCGCATGAAGCCAACTGACTTATGGGGAGAAGTTCGTAATTGGACACCACGCCAGCCATGTAAGAATGGTGAAGGCTGTCACGAAGCAGCGCCACGCGGATCGCGGACAGGCACTCAAGGATTGAAAGATGCCAAGTTGCGCTCGATGGTTCCGTTAGAATTATCAACCGAACTACTTGCTGCCATCGAAAGCCAATAATGCCAACCTACGATTACCGATGCCCTAAGTGTGACATGACCACAGTAGTTATCCGCACACTTCAAGAAGAAGAAAAGAAACCCATTTGTATTACTGACGCAGTAGAGCTAGTAAGGTACTACGGTAGCCCAGTAGTCCAGTTCAAGGGCACAGGATTCTACAAGAACGATAAGTGATGGCTGGATTCCCCAAACCTTGTATCGAATGTGGCAAGCTCTCACTCGGAGATACTCGTTGCGAAACTCACAGACTAGAACACGAACGGATAAGGGAGTCGCTAAGACCAAAGCGAGTCAGACCGAATAAAGGCTACAGACCTCACTACACAGGTGACTATTGGAAACGATCTAAACAAGTAAGAGAAACCGCAAGATACTGTCACTTATGTAAAGACGGACCTAGACATAATGACCCTTGGACAGCTGATCACCTAATAGCAGGAGATCCAAACAGTCCTTTATTACCAGCCCATCGGTCCTGTAATAGCAGTCGTGGAGATAAGCCTCTAACTAACTAATACCCCCCTACGCCTTACTGCGGGGCGGGGTAAATCCTCTTAGTCCCCCCACCCTAAAC